TTAGGTCCTCTTTGACCCATTTTTACACACCTCCTTCATGCCGGGGCCTATTCCCCCGAAAACTTATGCGATTTTCAACACGTGACCCCGGGCCGCTGCCCGATATAAATAGTCACAGAGATTTTACCGCCCCTATCGGTCACCAATTTCGTGGTGGATCTTGGTGTGGCAGGAACGGCAGAGGGACATAAGGTTCTCCCTTGCGTGAGTGCCACCCTGTGAAATAGGAACGATATGATGTACCTCTTCAGCAGGAACAAGGCGACCATCCTTTTGGCAACGTTCACAGAGGGGGTGCTGTGTTATGTGTCTGTCACGGATACGCTTCCAGGCACGTCCATACTTCTTGTTGATGTCAGCGGGACGCTCGTACTGGTTGTACTGCTTCCGTGCAACAGCCACGTGTTCCTCACAGTACTGCCCATCAGTAAGGTTGGGACACCCAGGGTAAGAACACGGTCGCTTTGGTCGTTTCGGCATTGTTTCACCTCCTGCGTAGGAACTTGCCCAGCTTGTATTTCACCATGTACCATATCTGTTCCAGATAGCCGACCTTACGGTAGCCCATACACAGCACTCCTTTCCGGGCATAAGAAAAACCCCACGGGATTGCTCCCATGAGGCCGTTCTGTATTCTCTTTCGCCAAGTATATCATATCACACTTTATAGGGTGACATGGGGTGACATTTAGTGACAAGATTGCGGAACCGCCACATTTTCCAAGGCTTCATCATGAAGGCGGTATAATTGGCGGACACTATAGCCCATATCCACGGCAATTTGCTCCCAGGTCTGATAGCACAAATACCGCTTTTCTAAAAGGGTCTGATGTTCGATGTTTTCCACGGCCTTTATTACCGTTACCATTTCACGCTTCAAATCTACAAGGTGGTCAATATCGCGGTTGATTTCAGCTTGAAGGTCTACGATTTTTGCAACTGCATCTGCCATAGTAGAAGTACCGCGATTTGGATTTCTCGGCATACCCGTCAAAGTGGAGGTGCATTTTGTGGCGAGTTCATTAAGGGTGGCAATTTGGGCGATTTTTGCATCGATGCGCTGATCGAGACGGTGGGCTTGGGAAAGGTACTCACGTGCGGTCATACTGCCACCTCCTGTCGAACCATACGGCGGACAGCGGCCATAAGATATTCGCCATCAAGGTCGGTCAGCATTCCGTACCAGCCGGATCGGAAGAAACGCTCAAGGTCAGCAACCTCACGGGCATAATCCTTGTCCTTCGGATGCTTGAAGTGATATTTAAGTGCCTTCTTGTAATCCTTCACAGCGGATTCCACGATGGCATTTGCTAAAGCCTGATAAGGGTTCATATTTGTACCTCCGATATTTGATGTTCCTCGGATTGGCACAGATTGTCGAAAATTGTCGATATTTTGTCTTAGATTTGCAAGTCCGCTTTTACGGCATCAATAAGTGCCGTCTGGGTATGCTCCTTTTGGGAGAGGGCTTTCATGATGCGGTGGTCGATGGTGCCCTTTGCGATGATATGCTGTATCACCACGGTTTCGGAGGTCTGTCCTTGCCGCCACAGCCTTGCGACCGTCTGCTGGTACAATTCCAAACTCCAAGTAAGCCCAAACCACACAAGGGTCGAACCGCCGGATTGGAGATTTAAGCCGTGTCCTGCAGAAGCCGGATGAATGAGGGCTACAGGGATTTCTCCGTTGTTCCATCTGCGAATGCTGTCGGAATCGTCAAGACGGGAGTGTGGGATATGCAGTTGTTTCAGCCGTGCGGTGATGCGTTCCAGGTCGTGCTTGAACCAGTATGCCACAAGGACCGGCTTTCCGTTGGCAGCTTCGATGATGTCTTCCAGGGCATCCAACTTGCGGTCGTGGATGTGGACGATATTGCCGTCATCGTCATAGATAGCACCGTTTGCCATCTGCGACAGCTTGCCGGAGAGGGATGCTGCGTTGGAAGCGGTGATTGCACCGTCAGCCAGGGTGAGAACCAGGTCACGCTTCAGTTCATCGTAATGTTCACGCTCTTCATCGGAGAGGGACACTTCGTATTCGCTGCTGATCAGTTCCGGCATCTGCAGGTGGTCGGTGGCTTTCATGGAGATTGTGATGTCACCGATTTTATTGTAGATGGCATCCTCTGCATACGGTAGCGGTTTGTAGGAGTAGATAATCTGACCGTTACGCTTGTCCGGCTGAAAGTAGTCGAGGCGGTATTTGGTGATGAATCTGCCAAGTCGCTGACCCATATCCAGGATGCGGAACTCTGCCCACAAGTCCATCAAACCGTTGGAAGCGGGAGTGCCGGTCAAGCCAACGATGCGACTGACCTTGGGTCGGACTTTCAGGAGGGACTTGAACCGCTTTGTGTTGTGGTTCTTGAAGGAGGACAGTTCATCGATAACCACCATATCGAAGGTGAACGGGATGCCGCTTTCCTCAATGAGCCATTGGACGTTTTCTCGGTTGATGATGTAGACGTCTGCTTTCCGCAGGAGGGCGGCTTTGCGTTCTGCTTCTGTGCCGACAGCCACAGAGCAGATGAGGTTCTGAAGGTGGTCCCATTTTTCCACTTCAGCCGTCCAGGTGTTTCGTGCTACACGGAGAGGTGCGATTACGAGAACCCGGCTGACCTCAAAGCTGTCAAACATCAGATTGTTGATAGCGGTCAGCGTGATGCTCGTTTTGCCAAGCCCCATGTCCAGGAATACGGATGCGACCGGGTGGGCTTCAATATAGTCGATGGCATAGGCTTGGTAGTTATGAGGCTTGTATTTCATCCAGTATCCCTCCAATCTGATCCTCGCTGTCAAGGATGTAAACCTTGAAGCCGAGGCGGGTTAGTAATTTGTGCCTTGCGATTTGAAGCGGGCGGGGGCTTTTTCCCGGTGCCTTCACTTCCACAAAAGCAATTTTGCTTTCAGGCAAGAGAACGATTCTATCGGGAACACCGTCGAATCCGGGAGACACCCACTTCGGACAAATCCCACCGCGCTTTCTTACCATCAGGGCTAATTTTTGCTCGATGCTTTTCTCTCTCATAAGGCTTTCCTTTCTTAGTGGGTGGAGGTCGATGCTGGTCATTTCGTAAACTCTTCTTAGAGTGATTTTTTGTGAAAAATTCGCCCTAAAGGGGTTTTTAGGAAAGACCTCCATCGACCTCCACCTTTCGGTTTATTCCAGGAAATCAGACTTCAATTGCAGACCCATAATGACATTGCCTGCCTTAGTCTTTTTTCGCATAAAGCCTGCGTTTTCCAGACCCGTGTAGAAGTCTGTGGTGCTACGGGCATACTCACCATTGCGCTGACAGTACGCACGGTACTCCTGGTACAGGTCGCCGGACTTCTGCGTGTAGGTACGGTCTACTTCACAACAGTCCTCCAGGAAAATGGAGAGCCAGTCATTGTTGTCGCGGTATTGCTCAATGGCATCCTGCACCACCTTCGGCACAGTGAGCGTGAAGTTATTATTGATGGCTTTCTGTGCGCCCTCGATAATCCAAGACAGGATCGCACCGCCTGCGTTCTTTACCAGGTAATCGGCATAGTTTTTGATGTCGGACTTGCCACGGATTTTGGCATTGAACGGGATAACGATAAGGCGTCGCCACGTACCGTCATCATTGGCACCGACCCTGGGAAGATGGTTGGTGTAAAGGACGAGAGTGTGAGTCGGGGTGTACTTGAACGGGTCCTTGTATTTCTTTTCTGCGGAGATTTCATCCGTGGAGCAGAGCTGCTTTACGATGGAGGTGTTTAGGCGCATACCTTCCTCCAACTCCGCTGCGATAACCAGGCGCTTGCCTTTGAGTTCAGCCATTTCCGGCTTCACGTTCCGCTTGCAACCCACGGTCAGAGTATCCGCTGACATAGAACCGCTGTAAGTACCGAGAACCTTTGCGATGGCATTCCAAAAGGTGGACTTACCATTACTGCCTTCACCGTAAGCAATGATGAGGGCTTCCTGGTAGACCTTGCCGATTGCTGCCAAACCCACGGTCTGCTGGACATAATCGATAAGTTCCTTATCACCGCAGAAGAAGTTCTCCACGGAGGACAGCCACAGATCCATACCTTCATCGGAGGGTGCGACAGTGGTCATTTTGGTAATAAGGTCATCTGCACAGTGGTCGTGGGCACCGCTCATACCGAGACGAAGGTCAAAGGTGGCGGAGGGAGTGTTGAGCAAGAACTCCTGGGTGTCGAACTCCAGAATGCTGTGGAGAAGCATAGGTTTTGCCGCCTGCAGAGCGGAGGTCACATATTTCATATCCCGGCGCTTCATCACGAAGGACTTATAGGCAAGAGCGAAGCAGTATTCATTGAAGGCTTTTTCGCTGCGGTCATCGATGGCTTTTTCCAGAGCCTTGCCGCCGGAGGTGATAACATCCTGGCCAACCCCGGCATCCATCAATGCCTGTTTTGCTTTGTCCACGGCAAGGATAGCTTCGGCAAGCTGGCGATCCAGGAATTCCTCACAAGCACCCACCGCCATCTGCTTGGACTCCGCCCAATGGGTACCGTCATAGCGCATATAGTCGGTGGCATCGGTGTAGACCATTTCGGATTCATATTCCTTTGCCAGTACCTTTGCCTGTCCGATGTCGGAGAAGTCAGAAGGACGCAGGCTGTAACCCTGGTTGTACTGCTCCGGGGGAATGTAGCCTTCTTGCTTCTGAACTCGGCCGTAGAACTTCTGGGCGCTGTGCCAAATGGTCATCAGTTCCTGCTGTTCCAGCGGAGGGGTGCATTTTTCTGCCTCTTCCATAAAGCACTGGAAGGCAGTATCGTTGTTGCCGTACTTTTTGATGACACGACCGGCAAAGCGGGACATGGTTGCGTTGCGGCTGCCCTCGGTGATGACCTGCGGAGCGCCGTGCTTGGGCTGGCTCATTCCGGCATCGAACTCATCCCCGGTGAGAAACTCCGTAAGGGTCACCGAGCCGTCAAACATCTCCACCTTGGCATCTGCCGTGCCGAAGTAGAAACGGGCGGCATCCAAAGCCTTGGTGTCAAAGTACGGGAATATGGAATTGAGCAGCTTTTTGAGGTCGGCATATTCTTCCGCATCGGTAACGGGGTCAATGGCGAAGAAAGCGTGGAACTTGGGTCGAGCAGCCTTGCCGTTTTTGACCTTCATGTGGTTACGGCTGTAGTGGACGGCAAACTCAACACCGGGGAACGCCTCGGCAATGTCATCCGGGGTCTTCCAGTCGGCAGGGTTATCGGAGTGGTCATTGTCACACTCCACGGAAAGACAATCGCTACCCTGGAAGTTTTCGTTGCTGCGATAAGAACCGTCATATTCGGCACAGACATAATCTCTGCTGACAGCACGTTCCAGGCTGTCGGTATCGGTGACTTCAACTTTATGCGGATATAGGCAGTTGCCCGCCTGTCCGATACAATCCGCGTGGTAAAGGGTAAACATCAGTAAGTAGCCTCCTTGATTTCATTCGTGTCCCTGCTACGAAGCAGGCTCTCAATTTGCGAGTGGTAGTGGTCATAGGCTTCTGGACTCTGAATTCCGATGGAGGCATCGAAGGTATTCTGTTTGCGACCGAGGTTTTCAGAGGAGAGCCACACGGTTTCGGGGCCAATCAAGGCCAATTTAGCGTGGGCATACGGATTGACATAGATTTTCAAATCCGGGAACTCCTTCTTAAGGAGATAGGCATTCATCTCATATTTGCTGTTGCAAATGATAGTGATGCCTGCTCCACGTTCACGCTTGGACACGAGTTTGGAGATGTACTCGAAGTTACACAGAGAGAAGGTAACGATGATGACCTCATTGTCATGCTTCCCAATATGCTGTAAGCGGGTGTTCCAGGTAGTACCCTTGTTTGACAGTTTTACACTGGTTGTCATAGCTGCTCCACCGCAGTCAGTCTTAAATGCCATGCTGCACCTCCTCACAATTTTCCGTGAAATAACGGAGGCGGTAGCTTTTCCACTTGGCACGGCGGATTTCTGCTTCCATTCCGGAAGAGATACGATCCCCGAACACCCACACCTCTGCACACTTGCTCATCAGAGCATTACCAAAGAACAGACCAAGCTGGCGCTCCTTGGGGTTAGCGTCATTGAGGAACTGCGGAAACAGAAGGTGCGGTGCAATGGGAATGTACCCCTTGTCCACGGCGAAGCGGCTGTACTGTCGAGCCTTTTCGACATTCTTCGACACATCCCCGGCAAAGGGAGAGCAGATGTAAACAATGGGTCTGAAGGCTCGAAGTGCTTTTTCTTCTTTTTCTACGATGGACATTGCCTCGTAGGCGGTGGGGTCGTAATACCCCTCGCTGTTGAATTTGTTGATACTCATTTCTTGGCTCCTTTCAGAGAGAACTGTTTGTCCTCTTCTGATGCCAAATGGAAACGAGAACTGCGTTTTGGCGGAAATTGCTCAATCTTTTTTATAAAAATTTGTTTCGTAGCCATCAGCACGGAGAAGCAGACCTTCTGCCCAGGCAGGAGCGCGTCCCATTTGGTCGCAGACCGCTTGCAATGACATTCTCGGATCTGCCTCGATGACCACTTCATCATGGATGTGCATTACGATGGCACAGTTGCGGAGAGTCTGCATGGAGTAGCAAAGCAGGTCACGAGCCGTTGCCTGAACGATGTTCTCCACGAACTTGGGGCCGTAGCTGTTAAGCCGTTCCCATTTCTTCGTACCGCCAACACCCTCGTAGGTGATACACTCACCGCCGAACTGGTTCTCACCGATTTTGGGCTTCACATAGGCAAGGCGCCTGCCGGAAGGAAGCGTAATAAACAGCATTCCGCTTTTATAGATAAAGAGGATGCCGTGGGTTCGGGTCTCGTATCTGTACCGCACCGCATCCATCGCAGCACGGTCAACATCCCACCACAGTTTTGTAATGTTGGGATTGGCATCCCGCCACGCTTGCACCAGGGGTTGAAGTTCATCCTCGGAAAGCCCCATCTCCAAAGCACCCATTGCCTTCAAAGCACCGACCGAGCCACCATAGCCCAGGGCAAGTTCAGCGATTTTGCCTTTCTGTCGGAGATGACCATTCACACCGTGTTTTTCAACGGGGACACCAAACATCTGTGAAGCGGAAGCACAGTAGATGTCCTTGCCCTCGGCAAAGACCTTCTGACGCCATTCCTCTCCGGCAAGCCAAGCAATGACACGGGCTTCAATGGCAGAAAAGTCCGCCACGATGAATTTGCGGTCACCTTGGGGAACGAATGCTGTGCGGATAAGCTGGGAGAGCGTGTCCGGCACATCCTCGTAGAGCATCTCCACCGCTTCAAACGCACCGCAGCGAACAAGACCACGGGCTTCGGCAAGATCCTCAAGGTGGTTCTGCGGAAGGTTCTGCATTTGGATGATGCGACCTGCCCATCTTCCCGTGCGATTGGCACCATAGAACTGAAACATCCCTCTGGCACGGCCATCAGCACAGACAGCAGTTTCCATTGCCTGGTACTTTTTCACCGAGGACTTGGCAAGCTGCTGACGGAGGGTCAATACCGTCTGCAACTCCGGCGGAGCGGTCTTCAGCATTTCAGCTACAGCCTTTTTGCCGAGGGTATCGGTTTCCATGCCGTTAAGGGAAAGCCATCCCTTCATCTGCTGTACAGAGTTGGGGTTTTCCAAATCGGTCAGTTCCTTCATTGCCTGAGTCAGTTCAGCACGTGAACGACCGTCCATCTGAATAGCCTGTCGCACCAATTCCATATCAAGGGCAACGCCACGGTCATTGATTTCTTGGTCGAGGTGGTATTCGTCCCAAACACTATCCGGCACAGGATATTTTGAAAGGCGGGTCTGGATGGACATTTCCGCTTCAACGTCACGGATGTTATATTTTTTGAAAGCCAGCCACTTGTCCGGGGCATGAGCCGGGAGATTGCGTGTACGCTGACCATTGGACTTTGTAGGCGCACAAGGCTGACAGAAATATTTGATGAGTTCCTTGCCCTCGGTCAGCTTCTGCTTTTCAAGTCCAAGCACGGCACCGACACCTTCCAATGAAAGTGGAAGTCCCATTGTGGCTACCCAGACCATAGAACAGCGCCAGGACTCCGGCTCAAGGTAATCCCCGGTGGGGTAGCCCAGGTGGCGGGACAGACAGATGCGTTCAAAGGTGGCATTGAAAGCCCACTTAATGACGGTGTCATCTGTGAGGGCTGCAATAACATCCGCCGGGATGGTTTCACCGCAGGCAAGGTCAACGATCTGAACAGGAGCGCCATCAACGCTGTAAGAAAACAGCAAAATTTCAAAGACGGGCGATTCCACGTAGCGGTAGACACCGCACTTGGATAGGTTCTGATCGCTGTAAGTTTCAATATCAATCGAGAGTGTTTTCATGATTTACCGCTCCTTTGCAAAGCCCAAACGGGGTGGCAGATTGCTCCGCCACCCCTGGGTGAGTGTATTAGCCGAGGAAATCTTCCTCGTCGTCCGTGGCAAAGTCGGACTCGGCACTTGCCTTGCCGCCGAGAGGTTCACCGGCACGGATGAGCTGCAGGTTGTTCAAACCGCAGGCAATGCCCTTATTGCCGTTGGAATTGAAGGCATACAGATTGATGCTGGCACGACCGTAAACGCCGGAGTAAACCTCGGAGCGGGTCAACACGGGGTTGCGGTCAGCATCCACGATGCCGGGAGCGGTAGGAGAATTTGCGTTGATAAAGTACGCATTGGCGTATGCGGGGTCATCGGGTCTCTCGATATCACCATCACGGAGAGGGTTCTTGATGGAAGCGAGAGGAGGCACGGAACGACCGTTGCCCTTCAGCTTTGCCTGACCTTCCTGGTAGGCTGCTTCGATTGCCGCCTTGATCTTGGCGACCGTCTTGGTATCGGACTTGGGGATGATGAGGCTGACACTGTACTTGGGAGTGCCGCCGTTGATGGACTTGGGCTCCCAGACATTGGCATAAGACCAACGGGTGTCGGGACCGGTGATAACCTTCATAGGGTTGTTGACTCTGCTTGCGTTAGTAGACATATTAAAATTCCTCCATAAAATCGTTTTTGGCTGTATTCATCGCCGGTCTTTTATCGCTCTCCGGCACGAGCGTGGGTTTGCCTTGTGGCTTTTCAATGTAGGGTGCCAGAAGTTCCTCAAAGCGAGATTTGCCGAGCATCTTCTGCATTGCGGTCACACCCATGACCTTGCGTTCGTAAGGGTCATAACCGGCATCCTCTACGGTGGCAGCTACAACAGCCTCGTTGGTGTACTTGCGGTTGGAACGACCCTCGACCAGTTTCCAGCCGGTCCACTCCTTACCGCTGATGGCTTGCTGAAGGGCGTATTCCTTCACATCGGATGCCCAGGCAGTGAGAGCATCGACCTTGCCGAGGATGTCGGCAATCTCGGAATCCTCCAGGAGAGCGGGTGCCTCAAAGTCATATTGGGCAAGAACCATATTCGCTTCGGCGCGTTTACGGCATTCGGCTTTGGCTTTGCAGAACCGGCACCACTCACCGCACTGGAAATCACCGCGTCCTTCGTAGGCCATTTCAGCTTTTTCGTACAGTTCGGTGTCAGCCCAGCGGAGCAGGTCATCCTTGGAAATGCTGTCAACGCTGATATTGGCTTTGCGGGGTTGGTAGATGGTCATGCGGATTTCCTCGATGTCATAGATGCTATCGAAGATTTCCAGGGCACCAAGAGCGTAAAGTCTCATCTGGGGGTTGCCCACGGCGCTGACCTCGACGCCTTTGCCGTGTTTGTAGTCGCAGATATTCATGACCCCGTCTGCAATCAGAATGCAGTCTGCGGTGCCGAAACCTTCTTTGACCCAACGGGAGAAATCCACCCGTTGCTCAATCATGACCACAGGGTCAGAGCAAGTTTGCTTGGCGGTTTCCAGAAGTTCTACCACGTAAGCGGCATACCCCTGGGCGCATTCTTCCATCTCCTCGTTATACCAGGAGAGGTCTTCGACCGGGTCCCATACTGCTTCACCAAGCATCAGTCGCAGACGTGCTTCGCAGAGGGTGTGGGCATCGGTACCCTCGGCAGCGTAGTCACTGCCTTTATCCTCGTAGGCTTCACACAGCCTTGCGGAGGGCGGACAGTTGAGCCATCGCTCCGAGGAAGATGCGGAAAGGACTGCGTGTTTAGCCATTGCCAAGCACCTCCGCTTCGGCAACCAGTGCCTTGTAGTTAGCGGGGTCAATGCCGGACAGCTTCGGTGCGCCGTACTTCTGAAGAAGGACACGGATCTGAGCGGTAAAGCCCATGCGGGACTTATCTGCGAGAATGGCTCTGACCTGTTCCAGGGTCAAGGTCGGTTCTGCCGGGGTGACTGCCTCATCGGCGGTGTTGCTGAACATCTCAGCCAGGGTATTTGCCACATCGTTAATAGTGGCTGCCGCACTGTGCAGGTCTTTGATGACCAGTTCCAGTTCGCTGAATTTTCCCATATCCGTTGCCTCCTTCCTTGATTTGCTTGTCCTTCATAGCGTGGTTGATTTTCTTTGCCAGGTTTGCTGCGACGATGATGAAGTCGAGAAGGATATCAACCAGTTCCTCTTCGGGTTTCATCACCTTGTTTTCGGACTCGTACATACTGTTTCACCTCCCGGAAGGAGCGGTATCGTGTTGCTCCTTACACCGCCAAATGGAAACGAGAACTGCGTTTTGGCGGAAAAACCGAAAATTTTTTTAGAAAAATTCCGGGAACTCACTTTTGAGGATTCTCATAGCCTTTTGGATGCGGTCGGTGAAGGTCTTTCTCGGTGTGCCGATTTCGGCAGCAATAGCAGAGTCGCTGAGTCCCTGTTCACGTAGTCTGCCGATTTCAATTGCCTGGGGCATAACCTCGTTCAGACGAGCCAGAAGTTGGCGCATATACAGAGCATCGGTAACGATGTCCTCGTTGGAGGGGGTCTGCAAATCCGGCATTTCTTCCTGCAGATGGTCAAGCCAGTTCATTTCATCACCCTCGTCATCGATGCGCCCGGAGTCCAGGGAACTCAAATCGCCGGGGGTGCGGTAAGGGCAAGTCCAGCAGTCCATGTCGCACATCAGCCTCTTGGAGGGCGGGCAGACACAACGGCCGTGGTTCATTTGGGTGCGGCGATATGCGTTGATGTCGCGGTAGTAGTCATCGAACTGCTCTTTGGTGCAAGGCACCCACTGCTTGGTGGAACGGATGTAGATACGGTACTCTTTGTCATTGGTTTTCATTTATTTGGCTCCTTTCAGATTTCGCAATCCGTCCAGAGCCGCCAATCCGCAGAAAACAGAAAAAGACGACAGGGTGAGACCCACCTCTCCCGAAGGAGAAGTAAGGTCCCGCACTGCCGTCTTGCGTTCTGGCGGATTACCGTTGTTTATTTACTTACGCTGCTTTTTGTTCTGGAACATTCTCAACCTTGAGCGTTCCGTCGGGGTTGGCTGTAATTCGAGTTTTACAGCCTTTCTGGACAATCTCCACGACCCTGCGGTCACGGCTGATGTCACAGACCCGCTTGTCATTTAGATTCTTTACGGGCTCCATTGACGCTCCTCCTTTCTGCGGTTCTTATAAGCATCACCTCCGTTTTCTTTAGACAATTTTCGGTAGGTACTACCAAAATTGTACTTGATGTGGTATGATATATTCAAATCTTGCAATTTCATATCAAATCCGCAAATTTATGTCGGAAAGGAATATACTTATGCCAGAATTGAATTTTGAATTACTGCAAGCGAATATCCACGCACTGATGGAAAAGCACAAACTCACACAGCAGAAATTCGCAGAGATTGTTGGAATGACCCAGGCTAATGTGAGTAAGGCACTCAACCCAAACGAGAAGAAGCAGTTCACCATAGATCAGGTGTACCGTATATCGCAGTATTTCAGCGTATCCATCGATGAACTTACTGGGAACAAGGCCGCGGAAAAATCTACCGTTAGCCCCAGGGCTGTCTTTGCATTGTTGATAGAACTGTTGCGTACCGACAAAGCGAGAGTCATTTCCTGGACAAAGAAAGAAGAAATATTCGATGTAACCTACGATGCCCATGGGCCCTCTTGTGATCGTTCGTACCGAGATGTTGAATATCCAGCAATCTATTTCCCAAGCTACTTTGAGTTTGACGGAGCTTATGACTACAGTGATGAAGTAGCCGCGGAAATGTATGCGGAATTCAGCCAATGTGGTAATGACACCAACTTCCGCGACATGAACGAAATCATCAAGAAGCTATTGCCCGTGATAGAACTGTGTAAGAATAAGGAAATCCCAGAGGAAGCCTTCCAGATGATGGTGGACGGCTACCTGAAAGAACTGCGTGGGATATAAAAATCGGCCGGCACAAAACATTCCAGGCTATAGTAAGCCTGTGGAATGCTCGTGCCGGCCGAACTCGCTTGGTTCTGCTCGTCTTGAGCTATATTTTTATTTTGAAGCGTGTCCCTCACTTGGGGTCACTGCTTGCTTTCTTTCGGTGGCTTGTACCACCAATTTGTAGAGACTATCCAGAGTGATAACCTCGGTATCTTTTCCTCCTGCCTTCTTGACCTTAATCCCATGAACACCGTTTTCTGTTCTAACGGCTTCGCCGATGGGGATATGGCGCTCCGGCGTATAAATCAATGTTGGACGCTGTTCTGCCATTTAGTACCCTCCTTATTTCAGATAATCGGTGATAAGGCTTCTGACTTCGGGAGTAATCGCTGCATCCATTTCCTGTGTTTGAACATGGTGCATAAGCATACCTGCATAGGTATCAAGGGTACCAAAGCGGTCATCAAGAGTGAAGAATGCCTTTTCCAAGCGGATGCCTGCCGAAGCGGTGGTGTCGGGCACCAGGAAGTAAAAGTCGATGTGATAAGACTCTTCACGCTCATCCATAGAGTAGGCTACCATAAGGAATTCCTTTTGAGGGTCGATATCCTTGCAGGAGTAAATATCATCTGCAAGAAGAAACTTCACATCGGGGTTCAGATGATTGACCCGGTAAATAGTGCCATCGCTCGAATCATCGTTTATAAAGCACGGTAATTTGGCAAGTCTCTCATCCAAAAAGCAACCGGCGCCACCACGGTTATGCCAGGTGATTTTATTATCCTCGGTCTGTTGGCGCAGCTTATCGAGGAAGCGGACGAGCAACTCTGTGTTTTTGTTTGGAATCTGAAGATCAGTTTCCACCAATGCACGGAGTTCAACACCAAAGAGACGAGCAATACGCCAGACGTTGTCAATGCTCATTCTTTTGCCGGAACCGCCTTTTGCGGTACGAGAGATGTATCCCGTGCTGATGCCGAGGATTTTTTCCAAATCACCGATGCCGATACCGTTCTTCTTAGTGAGATAAGCGATGTTCTTTGCCAAGAGAGTGTTATCAAATTCTCCCAGTTCCACAACGTATTCGGAGATCCAGTCGTCCTGGGTACGCTGAAGGTGGTAGTAAGGGTGGCCACTATCGGGTTCGTGGCTATCAATACCTTGCTGCAGCAAGTCTTTAATGCGGAGAGCCTCAACAAGTTCTTCAAGATTAGTGGGCTCTACCAGTTCATATTCTTCACCGAACAGTTCAAATCTGTTGGTCATATATTCATCGTATTGGCGAGACATAATCTACCTCCGTTCAAATATCTTTGTGTATATTATAGAACTTGAACCGTAGAATGTCAATGGTTCAAACAAAGAAAAATGCAAATAATTCTTGAACCAATGACAATAACTGCGGTTATTGGTACATCAGCCCAGGCATTTTTACGCTGTGCCGACCATCATCCGGCATCTTAAGGTCGCCCATCAGAATGCCGTAAGTAATGGCGTGCTTTCCGAATCGGCTGCGTATTTCCTCGACCATATCCTCAAGCCGTTCCCGACGCTCCAACTTCGCTGTATCCACAAACATCGTAAGCTGATCCGGGTCGGAGTGCGGAACAAGGTCGATGGCCCGGACAGTTACCGCACGGACTTTGCTTCCCCAATGGTAACGCTCCTGAAACAGCCGATGGGCGGCAGCACCTATTTCGGAGGGTAGTTGGGTCTTGCACGGAAGTTTGCATTGGAACTGTGAGCCGAAGAGGTCGTTGCCTCTAACAGCAACTTGTACACCACGGGCTGAAAGTTCATGAACACGGAGTCGGTGGCCGATGTCCTGGGAAAGAGCGAGAATGACCTTCCACACCTCTTCGTCATCCTCCAAATCCGCAACGCAGGTGATGCCGTGACCGATAGACTTTACCGGGGACACAAAGTTCCTGTGCATCACCCTGGATTGGTCGGTGCCGTTTGCGTACCGCCACAGAGCAAGACCGTTCACACCTAACAGCCTGCGTAAGAATTCCGGGTCGGTTTGAGCAATATCGCCGATGGTGCGGATGCCGTAGTTACCCAGCTTGGCTTTGGTGGCTCGTCCGCAGTAAATCATCTCATCTGCAGCAAGGGGCCATACCATATCTTTATAGGTATCCCGGCGGATCTCCGTGATTGCGTCCGGCTTCTTCATATCACTGCCCAGCTTTGCGAAGATTTTATTATAGGACACACCGATGCTTACGGTGAGACCCAATTCCTCGCGCACAGTACGGCGGATCTCTTCAGCAATGGTCATCCCATCACCGAATATCCGCTCACTGCCCGTGACGTCAAGCCAACATTCATCCATGCCGAAAGGTTCAATGAGGTCGGTGTATCTTTGATAGATAGCCTGGGTCAGCTTGGAGTATTTCAGATACTGATCATATTGGGGCGGGACAATGACCAGGTCTTTGCAAAGCTGCCGAGCCTCCCAATTTACCATACCTGTTTTTACTCCGGCTTTTTTTGCCTTCTCGGACTTTGCAAGGACAATGCCGTGCCGGTCTTCTGTAGAGCCACAGACTGCGACAGCCTTTCCACGCAGGCTTGGATCGAGCATCATCTCTACGGAAGCGTAAAAACAGTTCAAATCGCTATGCAAAATGGTTCTCTCCATCAAATTTCACCTCTTTTTTCATAAAAACTTCATTCAAATCTATTGACAAGATGAAGTTATGTGCAGTATAATGAGTGCAGAACTTCATAAACTTCATTTTCAAGTATAATCACAGAATGAAGTTTTGTCAATGGGTTCTGTGAAGTTGATGAAGTTACAGAATGTGAATTTTTTATGGAGGGAAGGATTATGACTTTTTCCGACAAAATTAAACGCGCCCGAGAAGTAGCCGGATTGACCCAGAAGGAACTTGCAGAAGCAGTTGGTGTATCCCAGAGAACCATCGCTTCCTATGAATCCGGCGGAGCAAGTGCAAGAAAAACTACCATTGAGAAGTTGGGAGCAGCACTTAAGGTTTCTGTGAAGTACCTGTCTGATGAGGACTGCACCAACCCTCTGGAAGATATCGAAAAGGATGAGTACATCGAACAGGCTCGTGCGGTATACGGTGCAAAAGGCGCTCGTGATATGGACGAGCTGCTTCGTGATAACGCAGCTCTCTTTGCTGGCGGTGAATTATCCCAAGAGCAGAAGGATGCTTTCTTTGAGGCTGTAATGTTTGCCTATGTCACTTCCAAGGAAGAGGCAAAGAAAAAATTCGGCCGCAAAAAGAAAATCGAGGAATAAGTCCGTTAAAAGGGACACATCCTCTGCTAAAATTTAATATGGGTAATCTATCCGATCAAAGGAGGGATGAGTTTTGACCTATGCACAAATCAGCGAGTCGGTCGCCAAGCTGGTAAAAAAATACGATGAGCGCGACCCTTATAAATTGTGCCGTGCAATGGGTATCATGTTGATATTCCGAGCAATGGGCAAAGAACCTGATGCGGTCAAAGGCTTCTTCCTGGAAAAGAACCGCATCCGTATGATTACAATAAATAGCGACCTCCCAGAGGTCATTCAACGTATAATCGTGGCTCACGAATTGTGCCATGCCATTAACCACCGCAAAAACGGAGTGGCGGCTTTCCATGAATTTACGATGTTCGATCAGAACTCGGCAATGGAAAAGGACGCCAACCTGTTTGCAGCGGAACTGATGTTAGAAGATACAGAAGTGCTTGATGCTCTCAACCGAGACACCACATTCTTCTCGGCAGCGGCACAGCTTTATGTGCCTGCCGAACTATTGGATTTCAAGTTCCGCATTATGAAGTGGAAGGGTTATAAAATGGTTGAGCCACCTATCAGTGCGCGCAGCAATTTCCTGCGTGATTTGGAGGTTCCCGATGATGCAGACTTCTACAGTTAAATCACCGAAGGTTTATGTTGCGGTGAAAACTGATTTTGAAGCAGACGGCACGATGCTCCCCAGGGAGATAACCTGGGAGGACGGAGAGAAATTTGAAATCGACCGTGTGCTTGATATACGGCAATCGGCTGCCATGAAAGCCGGAGGTCAAGGCGACCGATACACCATTATGGTGCGTGGCATCCAAAGCTACCTCTTTTTTGAGCGTAGCACAAATTTGACAGGCAACAACATCGGTCGGTGGTTCGTTGAAAGGAGGCGCACATAATGATAACGACGATTATCCTTGAATGGGAAAATTGGGGCCTCTGTAGCGGTGACGATATTTGTAGCACTAAACTCATTGTCTCCAAAAACAAGCGAAGCATTGTCTATGAAGAGTTCAACGGTCGAAATGAATGCATCGCCAAACAGGAAGGCACATTTGAAAGTATGTATGGGGACAGATTTTTCTGGATTTTGGACGAGTCATTCCCATTGCTTTCAGAGAAGTCGGACTACTCTGTACCTGTCTGTGACGGCTTTTGTTGGAGATTGAAATTGCGGCATTCGGATTGCACGATTACAAAAATCAACGGTACAGTCGAGTATCCCCCTAACGGAAAGCGAATAGAGCGTGAATTGCTCCAACTTTGTGATGCAGCCCACATCCATTCTCCACAGATGTTTGGGTGCGATGGTGTTAGTTACACCGCTGCTACTCAATTTCTGGATAAATGGATGCATATTTTCAATGAGGTGCCTCCAACAGCAAATTATCAGTTTGAAGAAGAATTTGGAACGGAGTGCCTCGCATTGGGTTTTGAGATGGACTGCGGTAAGGCATTCGAGGCGGCCTTTTCAAATGAAAGAGTCCTGTATGATTTGCAGGAGTTTAGGAACGTAATAAATCAAGTGGATGATGCAGAACTGCTTGGTTCGGCAATCATCTCAAAATGGAGAGCCATTACGCATTGGTCATACTGCGACAGTGGTTTCTCGGATGAAAATAAAACATGGTTCTTGTTGGCGTTCAATCGGCTTCGTGAACTCATTTAAAAAGAGCCGGACTAATGAAATAACCATTAGTTCGGCTTTGGTGCTTTGTGGAGGGACTATGACTGAAAGTGAAAAAAGAATGCATCGGTGCTGTTTTACCGGGCATCGCCCAGAAAAGCTGACCGCATCGGAGCGGGATATCAAACGTGCGCTTGAAAAGGAAATCAGACAGGCAATAGCAGATGATATGACTGTGTTTATTTCGGGTATGGCACGTGGAGTTGATATTTGGGCGGCTGAAATAGTCCTCGAATTGCGTAAAGCCGGAATGCCACTACGTCTTATATGTGCAAGTCCATATGAAGGTTTCGAGAAAAGTTGGAGTGCGGAATGGCAGCAACGCTATAATACCATCCTGGCTGAAGCTGACCTGGTTCGATTCATCTGCAAGGGGTATAGTCGTGCTTGCTTCCAGATTCGAAATGAATGGATGGTCGATCACTCGAACCGCGTTATTGCTGTTTATAATGGCGAAAAAGGCGGCACTAAAAACACGATAGAATATGCAAACCGTCACGGAGTGTTGGTAGTGAGTATGGAGTGAAATTACTCCTATAAGGCTAGAATTTTTCTTTACAAAAAGTCGATTTATCTTGCGTTCGCAAAGATTTTGTGATATAATAAGAAAAATTGACAGAAAGTGAGGCTTTATATGGGGGTCACATATAATAAGCTGTTTAAGCTTCTTATCGATAGAAAAATGAAAAAGAAAGACCTACAGGAAATCACAGGTCTCAGTTCTGCATCTATTACAAAGCTGGCAAAAGACGAATATGTCAGCTTGGAAGTTCTTGTGAGAGTCTGCACAGCCCTAGATGTCGAAATAGGTGACATTATCGAAGTTGTTAGATGACGGGTCTGCAGAAATAAAACTGAATTATAGGCCAATGATCCGGCGGCTGTCGGTGCTAATATGAGACAAAGTCTCGGCCTATAAAATATTAAGCGAGCTGACCGCAAGACGGTCAAAGGAGGGCTTTATGCAAAAGACAATTTGCGAATTATTCGCGGGCGTTGGCGGATTCCGTTTAGGATTCGACCGACTAAACTCGGGCTGGAAAACCACATGGTTTTCTCAATGGGAACCCGGGGCAAGAACCCAATGGGCACATGATTGCTATGTGCAACACTTTGGTGAGTGTGAAGATTTAAGAGGCGAACTTCATACTGGCGAGGATATTAGTACAATGGACAAAGAGATGATTCCTGATCACTCTTTGCTTGTCGGTGGATTCCCGTGCCAGGATTATTCTGTTGCTCACACGCTTGCATCATCAAAGGGCATTGAAGGCAAAAAGGGTGTTCTTTGGTGGCAGATTAGAGACATTCTCATTGCAAAGAAGGCGCCGTTCTGTTTGTTAGAGAATGTTGACCGACTTTTGAAATCGCCCGCAAAGCAGAGAGGACGAGACTTCGGTGTCATTCTCGCTTGCCTTGCTGAACTTGGATACAGTGCCGAATGGCGTGTAGTTAACGCTGCACAGTACGGCGCATCTCAAAGACGCCGTAGAACATTCATATTTGCTTATCGCAATGATACTGTTTACGGGGTCCAAATGGCTGACGAAACCGCAGAAAGCATCATTGGCAACAACGGGTTTATGGTTAAATCTTTCCCTATTGCAGAAATCGGTAAGATAACACAGACTGCTTTAGAGGGTGACATTGTAGACGTTTCCGACACTTTCAAATTTGCTTTTGAGAACGCGGGCTATATGCGTGATGGTATTGTCTACACTGCAAAGGTTATTGAGCAGGAAGAAGCCCCGATTACTCTTGGTCAAATATTGCAGAAAAATGTTGAAGATAAATTCTATATCACTACCGAGAAAATGCCGAAATGGACTTACCTCAAGGGCGCAAAAAAGATACCGAGAAAATCGGCAGATGGTCACGAGTATACCTTCTCTGAGGGGCCCATCGCATTCCCCGATCCGTGGGATCGTCCTGGTCGAACAATGTTAACTAGCGAATCCACCCTTAATCGTTCTACTCATGTGGTTTCTGACCCAGGTACTGGCAGACTTCGTTTGCTAACCCCTGTGGAGGCAGAGCGACTGCAAGGGTTTGATGATGAATGGACTAACTCTGGTATGCCGGACAGAATGAGATATTTCTGTATGGGTAATGCTCTAGTTGTACCTATGATTACAAGAATGGGAAATGTTCTTGATGGAATAATTGCCAAAGAAAAGTAAAGCCATTCCACATAGAACGTAACCATTGGGCTTTGCGCATGAGGCGCAGAGCCCTTTGGTGCTAGTACGGAAAAGCTAAGGAGGCTCTGTCATGGAAGGAACTGAATATACAACAAAAGAAAAAATACTGGCAAGAGCCTTAGAAATTAGGGGAATTCCTTTGCGTGATGTTGACACAACAGGCCGTTTAGCAACCGGCAAAGGAGCCATTGGAACTGTCATTGAGGAAAGCTGGTATGGGTATTCACCAAACTCCGAAGCGGAACCAGATTTCCCGGAGGCTGGGGTTGAATTAAAGGTTACACCATATGTGCGCGGTAAAAACGGAATACGCGCCAAAGAACGGCTTGTGTGTAATATGATAAATTATCTTGAGGAGTACTGTAAAACCCTCCTTACAAGTGCGTTTTGGCATAAGTGCAACACAATGCTTTTGATGTCATACGAACATCTTTATGATAAACCCAAAGGTGACTTTGTAATTGACGAAGCAGTGCTCTTTAGTTTTCCAGACGAAGACATCCCCATCATAGAACATGACTTTGAAACAATTATGGAAAAGGTGCGTACTGGTCGCGCACACGAAATTTCCGAGGGCGATACATTGTATTTAGCGGCTTGTACTAAAGGTGCTGATAGTTCGAGCGTTCGCCAACAGCCTTTTTCGGATATCCCAGCAAAAAGCCGTGCCTATTCACTTAAGTCATCGTATATGACTACAATCCTCAACAAATATATTTTTGGGTCTGCGACAAGTCCACGTATCATCAAAGACCCGGGCGTATTACGATGCGGAAATTTTGAGACATATATAATTGACACTGTAAGTAAATACTATGGAATGACTCAATCCGAACTAAAAAGTCTGTTTGGAGTAGACAGTACAGCTAAAAGTCTGAATGACAGGCTACTTGCTAAAATGCTTGGCGTGAATGGTCACATAGCTAATACCGAGGAATTCCAAAAAGCGAATATTGTCCCCAAAACCATCAGAGTTCAAAAGAGCGGAAAGATAAAAGAAAGTATGTCTTTCCCAACGTTTGATTTTATCAAATTGAGCCAAGAAGAGGATTGGGAAAATTCCGAATTCTATGACTACCTTGCACCCACAAAGTTCATGTTTGTTATCTTCACCGAGCGCGATGATGGCGAATATGTATTTACAAGGATTCAGTTTTGGAATATGCCACCGGAAGATTTAGAAGAAGTTGGTCGCGTCTGGCAGCGTACGGTAGATACGATTCGGTCTGGTGTAACGCTAATTCCCACATCTCGTGGTATAAGCAATAATTTACCTAAACAGGCTGAAAGCAAAGTTGCTCATGTTCGTCCACACGGCAAAGATGCTTCTGATACTCTTCCTTTACCAGATGGCCGAGAAATGACAAAACAATGCTTCTGGTTGAATAACACTTACATAGCATCGCAGATTGGCGCAGAACTTGGTCGGTAAATTCATTTTAGTAACGGGGTAATTGATATGGCAAGACGCAGAAAAAGTGCATTGTCTATTATGTTTGGAACGCCACGGCGTCGAAAATCAAAGGGGTTCTTTGGGACACTTTTAGAGGGGCAGCGTAGGACGGAAAAAAGGAATGTTCCTGGATCCAAACGAAGGAAATAAATCAATATTAGCATTCAAACGAGATTTGGCAGCATAAGTTGAAGGAACTTACCAGAATGCGAGGTGAGAAGATTTGTCAAGAATTAAACTGAATGATTTGCTGAAGATACCTGCAGAGGAATATGCAAACACTAGAATTAAGTTCAATCAGCACAATGGTACGCACAATCCTATGGATTTATACCTTCAGAACCCGGACATCGTCAATGTTCGATGGTTCTTGTGGCGTAGCCAACGCAAATACTATCGTGTCGGTCAAGTGGCTATATGCTTACTGAAGCTTTCTTATGACACATGGCTTCTCACCACCATCAAGCGAATTACAAAGGACCTGGACATCAACGAGGGCATAAATTATGAGGGTGAGGAGCTTGAAGAATATCGCAAATATTACGGGCGTGTAATTCTCAAGTACCACAAGACCTTCCAAACGCAATGCCGCGAATACGGCTCGATTTGCGATGACCTCGAAGTCCTTGAGGTTTTGCCTGCGTTGTTTGATGGAGATGAGTTTCCAGGATACGATAAGGTTCGCTTGTCATATTTCCAACTCCACTCTATAATTGAGCGCCAAAAGAAGAGCTGGATTTCTGCCTTGGAAAACCAAAAGGCAGTATACCTAATAACCGACAGACACACAGGAAAGCTCTATGTCGGATCTGCTACGAGTGATAACGGAATGCTTCTGGCTCGATGGTCAAGTTATGCCGAGAACGGCCACGGGGGCAACGTTGAATTGAAAACCCTTGTAGCCGAAAAAGGCTTTGACTATGTCAAGGAAAACTTCCAGTATTCTATTCTTGAGAATTATAATGCAAGGGTGGATGACCATGTTATTCTTGAAAGAGAGTCATGGTGGAAGGAAACCTTGCAAAGTAGAATATTTGGTTACAACAAAAATTAATGTGAAAATGACGCAGGAGAACCATTATAGTTGTTCGTATGGGTTTTTAACTTCACGCTGAAACTTTTCCTCTGACAATGAAACTTTTACAGGCACAATGAAACTTTCCCTCTGAAATAGTTTCATCGTGAGTTTAGCGGAGGACAAAAACCACCCTCGGACGTCCGTGAAAACAGTGCTGCTGACAGCACAATGAAACTTACTTAAAAACAGAAAAAGCCGAAAATCCCTGTCCTGCAAGGATTTTCGGCAAAAGAACAAGGCTGATAGTTTCAGATACTCTCGTATCAAAACTATCAGCCTTATTTGGTGCGGATGACAGGACTCGAACC